GACCGGGCCGCATCCTCAGGTAGAGGCATGACCACCTGGATGCCGCTTCTAGGGTCGGACGCAACGAGTACCTTCGTGCCGTTGTCGCCCGCCTGCACCTGCACCTGAGCCTCAGCCAGCAGGAACTGTATCATGGGGTCAGCTGCTCGATGATGAACTGGTGCATGGTGAACGAGCCGGTCGCCGCCGTCTGCGTGAACCGGAAGTCCATCACATTCGCCGCCGTCGAGTCAAAGCCCGCACCCACGACCGGGGCCGTGTTGTACGGCACAGCGATGACGCCCGCCCACGGGCCAGTCGCCACAGCCGCCACGTTCAGGAACGCCGTGGAGCGCAGCACGCCCATTCCCATCAGAGTGGCGCTGGTGCCTGAGCCTACTGAACGACAGGTCAGCAGGAACTCACCGAACCACGGCACAGTGGTCTGCGCCACGACATTCAGCGGCAGCGCCAGAGTATCGAAGACGGTGATGGCCGCATGGCGCACGTCCAGCCGGAACGTGCCCGGCGTGGTGACGACGCAGGACACCCGCCCGGAGCAGGTGATGCGCCACTGGCGACCAATCTGCCAGTAGCCCGCTGGCAGCGTGGTCGGCACGTAGGTCGGCACGCATGATGCTGCCGACGCCGCCGTCAGGATTGGGCCGTCCGTATACGTTGATGCAATCACTTGAACTGGCATGTCATTCCTCCTGCGCTATTGATGCGCAATGTCTAGGTCGCCGGGCGGGTAGCGGTAGCTATCGCCGTTGTTGATGGTCCGGTTGGTTGTAGTACCATGATACAGGCAGTTGCCCCCTGCATTGCTGTCAAAGATACCCATTCCCGCCACGTTGAACGGGCCGCCTGCCGTGCATGGGCCGAACAGGATTTCATTCGTGTTGGCCGTCGCCCCTGAGCCAGCCGGGGCGTTCCAGGCCGTGACCTGCTGGCGAGCGTAGCCGGTCATAGCGCACTCAGTCGACCCGGCTCCTGTCTCACCTGGGTCGCCGTCGAACAGGGCCACCCACACCTGCAACCCCGGCGTTGTATAGGCCGTGTTCCGCAGGACGTGATTGATAAGGGCGTCTTCCAGGTAGTTGCTGAACGCACTCATTCAGACCCCCCCGTACTCATAGGTCGTCACGGCTTCGGTATCAGTCATGTCGCCCATTGCGTTGCGGTTGACCTTCTGCTTCTCCACTGACCGCACCACCCGCTCGGGCCCAGGCGTCACGATGGTCTGCTTGATGTCCGGCTGAGCCACGTTCACGATAGGCGCCGCCACCGCCACCTGCACGTCCGGCGCCTTCACCGCAGGCACGTGTACGTCCACCTGCACGTTAGGCGGCTTCAGCTCCTGTAGAACGGACATGCCCTCAGCCTGAATGGTAAGCCCCCCGCCGCCCGACTTCAGGGCAGCTATGAGCATGGCGTCACGGCTCTCCATTGACTTCACGAACAGCTGTAGCAGGTCGCTGGACTTCACCTCATCGTCCTCCTCAGGGTCAGCCAGTGCCCTGGTAGCCCGTTCGATTGCGCCCGCCAGCTCAGCGATGTCAGGTGACAACCGGGCCTGCTCGCCCTCGAACAGGGCGTGCAGCTCATCCTCATTGACGCAGGCCGCAGCCATGCGCCGGATGCGGTCGGCGTCCAGCTGGCCCAGGCACCGGCACTCAAACTCACGGGAGCGGGCCTTGCCCAGGCGCCGCACTTCAAACTTCTCCCAGGCCCGCAGCTCAGAGAGCTTATCCCGGCTCACTACCGTAGGCGGCTTCTTGGAGCCGCCCTCAGGCGGAGGTGGCATGGCGCCATTGCCGCCGCCGAAGACAACCGTGGGGCTGGGCTTCGGCTTGTCCATCTCCTCACGGATGCGCTCGGTCTGCTCTTCGTCCAGGTCGTACCCCAGCACAGCCAAGGCCACGTCCAGCGCCACCCCGGCGTCAGTGAGGTTCTTCAGGGACACGCTGCGCTTGGCCTCGTCTTCCTGGAAGGCCTCAAGGCTCTCGGGTTCGAACTCCATTGAGTACCCGGCAGGGTTCCAGAACTGGTCATTGAACTCAGCTTGAATGAACTTGCACTCCGGCACGATGGTCCGCTGTAGGAAGTGCAGCGTGTCCTCACCCGCCGTGGCGTTGGTGCTGGCGTCCGAGAACAGCAGCGTTTGCGGGATGCCCAGGGCAGCTGCAATGTCCTCCCGCTTCTCACGGGTCAGCAGCTGGTTGTTCAAGCTCTCCAAGCCCTCGCCAATGGGTACCGCCTTGACCATATCGGCGTTGACGACCTTGCTTGACCAGGAGTTGTTGAGGCCCTGCACAAAGGACTTCCACCACTCCTCGAGCCTGGTGCGCTCATTCTTATCAGTGCCACCGGCAAGGGTGAGCAGCGTCGCCTTGACCGCCCCCCTGGCGAAGAAGTTGGTCACGAACGCATCCACGTTGTACAGCACGCCTGCCGCCTGCGCCGCAGCCCTGGCCGGGAACGTCTTGCCTGGGCCGATTTCAACGTAGGGGTCCGGCTGCCACCAGTAGATGATGTCCTCAACCTTGACGTTGACGGACTGAGCGCCCACCTGCCTGGTGAACCCGGTCAACCCATTTACCGAGTCCAGCTTCGGGCTGACTGAGGACGGCAGCAGGTAGCGCAACGGGGCGTCAGCTGTTTCACCCCTGGCCATGTAGGCCTGGCCACACAGCACCAGTGATGCCTCCACCAGCCACAGCAGCCTCAAAGGGTTGGGGAAGAAGGAGAAGGCTTCAGGGTCCCACTCATCAGGGTAGGACGCTACCGCCTCATCACCCTTGTAGATGGTGAACGGCATAGACGCCACTGATGCGGCTCGCACGTCCACGCCCCTGTGCAGCCACGGGATGATGCTGTAGTAGTCCTTGATGCTCTGTACTGGGCTTGCTTGCTCTTCGCCTGTTAGGAAGTCCCAGGCTGACGTTGGGTACTGGGGTAGCTCGATGGACTTGCGCCCGGTCATGAGGATGTGCTTCAGCTCAACAGCCATGAGCGTCTCCCTGTGATGTGAGCACCGAACACGGCCATCACCACTGCATCGCCGTGGTCAGTTGAGCGCCCTATGCGTTTGCGAATGAGGTCCTTTTCTTCGATACGTAGTCTACCACCGCTCATCTGTTTAGTATGCACCGCTGTTAGGTCGCCTGTCAACAGGGGGTCAGGGGGTAGGGCCATGCGCTCGTCGTTCATAGGGTTCAGTAGGTCGCGCATGTAGCCCCACGCTGCGGCCCTCATATTGGCGTATCCTACCTCACCTGTCCTGTCTCGATAGTCTGTACCGGCACTGGCGTTGAAGGCCTCACACTGCTGGCCCAGCTCACGCAGCCTATGCACCACGCCCGTCCCGATTCCGATGACGTCCACCACTGCCTTGCCTCCCTTGTTCTCGAGCACCTGCACCACGGCGCCGACAGTCTCCATCGTGTCCTCATTGGCGTTGGCCCGCACTGAGCTGATGCCCTTGTGGTAGGGCAGCGTTTCCCAGGCTTCAACGGCTTCCTGGTCCGCCTGACCCTTGCCGTCCAGGTGAGGCGGCTCCAGCTCATAGTAGTCAGCCAGGGTAGTCTTGTCGCCACCCGTGCCCCCGCCCACGTCCACGCCCACGCACACGAACGCTCCAGGGAACCCTGCATCACGCCAGGCAAGCCACCTGTCATTGGCCGCCTCCACCCAGGACAGGGGTAGCATAGCCTCAGCGTCATCTTCTGCAAAATCACCCATCACGTGCCGCTGATAGGCTGCGCTGCCCTCGCCCCAGTTGGTCGCCAGCAGCCTAGCCCAGTCCTCTGATACCCGGCCCGCCTCAATGGCCTGCTTCAGCGTGACCCGCATCACCCACCAGTTAGCGTAGGCTGGCGCATGCGTCTGAATGTCGTAGAACCTTCCTGACGATAGGCCAGGGGTGGACACTGCCAGGGTGCGACAGTCGCCCGCACTCATGGCCCCCTCAACGCTATCCCACGTGTCAGCGTCAATCTCCTTCGCTTCATCCATGACGTAGAACAGGTAGTCGGCGTGTGCCCCTTCAAGGGCCGCCCCGTCAGTCGAGGCCAGAGCGAAGGCCATGCCGGTACTCAGGTGCAAGGAGAAGTCCAGCAGCTCACCCCCTGCATCAAAGGGTGGGCGCCCTATGACATCCCACCGGAGCCGCCTGGTCCACTTGTGAATCTCAGGCCACAGGTACTTGCTCAGCTGGCGCCAGTTGCTCGCCGTGGTGGGGCACTTCCAGTCCAGCCCGTCACGGGTCAGGGCGAACCACAGCACCGCCCAGGCCATGAAGGCCGTCTTTCCGAGGCCGTGAGGACCACGCACGCTCACCCGTTGCTCTGAGGCTATGGCCCGCAGGCCGTCAAGCTGGTAGGGTGCAGGACCCTGAGCAGGCTTCCACTCAATGCACTCAAGCACGAACGCCACCGGGTCATTGAAGTAGCGCCGCTGGAACGCTAGGTGCTGTGGGGTGCGCAGGCCCTGGCGCCGTACCGCCTCACGTAGGGCGTCCGCCGCCATCTTCACCTGCCAATCGGCTGGTGAAATAGTTGACCATGCGCTCAAACTCTTGGACTGGGTCAAGCCCCGCCTCCTGAGCCGCCTTGCGCCATTCGATGACGGTCGGGGCGTCAAGCCCCAGCAGCTTGGCCCGCCGCTCCATGATGCGTAGAACGCTCATGACCGCTGAGTGATTGCCCTGCCTGGCGCCCGTCCACAGGCCCGTCAGCATGGCGTCAAGCCTGGCCAGCTCAAGCTGGCGCAGCTCATCTGCCGGTTGCTGTAGCGTCTTCTGAATGCCCGACATGACCGCCCGATAGGCGCCGGACGGGTGAGCATAGCCCAGCCGCTGCGCAATCACGTCGAACGTGACGCCCGCCTTGCGCAGCTCAAGGGCCTGCCGCTCTTTCTCCACGGCGTCGAGGCGCCGTACACTGGTCTTGCTTTCACGTCTGCCGCCCGGCATGGTCTGCCTCCTGACATAATTCTACCAGCCGCTCCGCAGGCCTGGGACCTAGTACCCGCTTGACCACCTTGGCCTCCTTGCCGCTGATGGTCAGTGCGAGGCGGAACACCTGCCCGTCCTTCGCTGCCAGCACCTTATCCTGTGCTGACTTGGCGTGCAGGATGGCCTGTTCACGCCTGCGCTGGGCTGCCACTGCGTCAGCCGTCATAGCGTAGATGGCATCACTGCCATCAGCCCCCCGGCTGTTCGAAGCTTCAGTCAGCTGGTCGCTGCCCTGCCTGATGAGGTCCGCCTCTTCTTGTCCGATGCTGTCAGGCACCCAGGCCTGGGCATACTCAGCGTTGGACATTGCATCCGGCGCCGCAATGTCGCTGAGCAGCCGGTTTAGCTCAACATCGTCCAGCATCAGGCTGTCAGCTGCCCAGTCCAGGGCGCCCAGGGCCTGAAGGTCACGCAGCACTTCGGCTTCCAGCTCAACGTCATGGCTGCCATGCGCCCGGTTGTGCCTGATGGTGCTGATGCGTGCCTGCTCCACCGTCATGTTGACCTTGACGATAGGGATAGTGGCCATGCCCAGGGACTTGGCCGCCAGCCACCGATGCTCGCCGTCCACAATGACGAGGTCCTGGTTCACCAGGATGGGCTGGGTAAAGCCATCCTCCTCGATGGACCGCAGCAGGAGCTCAAAGTCATGGTCTGATTGCCGGTTGGGGTTGTAGTCGTTGGCGTGCAGCTGTTCAATGGGAACGTACTCCACCGCCAGCTTCTGTAGGATAGCGTTCTTTTTGGCGACCGCCTTCTTGCCCTTGCTGGCCGCCCGCCTTGACAGCACCCGCTCCTGGGTCAGCTCGGGAGTGGTATTGCTGGGGTCAACCTCAGACACGTTCCACCTCCAGTCCTTGCGTGCGCCACCAGTTTAGCAGCAGGTCGGCCCGCTTCGGGTTCAGCTCAGTGCCCACGAATTGCAGCCCCTGCCAGAAGGCACACTTGGCCGTTCGCCCCTTGCCTGAGCAGAAGTCCACCACTGCCCCGCCTGGGCAATCAAGCTCAATGGCCTTCTGCACCGTCAGCATATCATCCCAGCCGGTCAAGTCGAAGGGCAGTGGGTCGGGGCTGTTGAAGCTGATGCGTATCAGGTTGCTGGGCCGCTTGCGATAGTACACCACTTCCCAGCTGTTCGTGACGTAGGCGCCCTCGAACCTGGCTTGATGCTCGAGAGTGTCAATGAACTGGCGCCCCATTTCCAGGTAGGCGGCCCGTGGGCTGTACTTGCCGCACAGGCGTATCAGGCGCCTGGTCAGGTCCAGGAACTCAGGTGTGTCCTGCAAGCTGGCCTTGTGGTACCAGGTAGCCAGGTTGCCCCTATTCCACGGAGGGTCCACGTACACCAGACCCACCTGCACCCCGGCCATCACCTCCCGCAGGTCGTCTCTCAGAATGTCTGTGACCATGAGGCGGTTGGCGCCCGCCTGGTAGTGGCTCATGCTGGCCTCCGTTCCAGTAGGACCGCCCCGTTCTTGAAGGACCGCAGGACCTTGAACCCTCGGGCCTGCCAGAACGGCACCCGGTCGGCGGACTTGGCGTACACCCTGACCACGGCAGCAGCTCCAAGCCGCTCCAGCCGCAGCTGCACCCCGCTTTGACCGATACCCATGCCACGGTATGCCACTCGCACGAACGCCCCCCTGAGCGTTGCTGTGTGGCCCACGTAGCTTATCCCGCAGCACCCCCGCCCCAGGGTATCCATGAACCAGTCAGCCCGGACAGGCTTGACGGTCAGCAGGTGACCCTCACGCAGCAGGGGTAGAACCTCCTCGTAGGTAGCCGGTCGCCAGGTCACCCCCGGCCCTCCTCATGACTCTCAAACCCCGGCGCCAGGTCACGGTTGATGATGCCGCCCATGTGCCAATACTTCCACTGGTCCAGATACAGGTAGGTGTACGTCTTGGACCAGAACCTGCCGCCCGTGCCGTACTTGGCGATGCACTCAGCCAGGAAGTCGAACTCAGTTGGGTCCGTCGCTTCCCTGCGCAGGGTGTACCAGTGCGGCGCCGTCTTGGCGTAGGTGATAGCCCAGCGCCAGTATGACAGCCCTATGAAGATGTCAATGCGCCGCAGCTCATCAGGTGGGATGCTGGGCTTGCTGTCCATTGGGCCTCCTAGAAGCTCGCCTTGCCGTACCAGAATCCGGAGCCAGGTCTGAAGAAGTCGGGTTCAACCTGGGGAATGTGAGGTGACTTCACGCTGAACGGGTCGCCGCTGTACATAGACACCGCCAGCTGGCGCCAGCTGCCGAGGTTGGAGACGCATGTGTAGCATGGAGCCACGTCAGGTAGAGGCCCGTTGCTGTGGTGGGCATGGCAAGACAGGACCGTCTTCATGGCCGTCACTGCCCGGTCGGCAATCCAGGATGGCGCCGTGTCAATGCACGTCCGCTTGAAGCAGGCCTCCCATGACTCGTTGAGGTTCCTGAGCGGGCTGACCGCCCGGACGCCATACTTGGCAGCTGCACGGATGCCCGGCAGCCGCTCGCACATGGCGTCGAACCACCTGGGCCAGGCCCTCATAGCCAGCTGAAGGCTGGGCACCCCTGCCACATTCATCGAGGGCGGGGCGATGCGCAGCCGGGAACGTGGCATGCCCATCCGGGCCATCACATCATAGGCGCTGTTATAGTCCCACCCATTGTCCTTGATAGCCTTCCAGACATCGCCATCCGTCCAGTCGTAAACCGGCCTGCACTCCCGCACTCCCTCCCGGTTGGGCTTGGTGAGGTACCCCTTGGACGAAAACAGGCCATACATCCGGCCCCGGCTTTCAGCCACCCGAAGCCCTATGACCTGGAACAGGTCCTTGCCCGGCGCTGGGGGGAACCTATCCCTGGTTGTCATACGCTCAATGTTGATGTCGCCTATTTTGTAGGCCTGGGGCGGCGGTTGACGCACCCACTGCTCAGGTGGCAGCAGGGGGTCGAATACCCACCAGAAGGGCAGCTCACGGTTGAAGACGTTGAGTATGGGTTGGCAGGCATATATCCAGTGAAAGCTGACCTCAGGGCGGGTCGCCACCCTGGCGCAGTATTCAAACGTGCCAGGGAACATGATTTCCTCATCCCGCATTATCACGTCCACCGGCAGCGTGCCTGCCCGCTGCGCCGCAAGGATGCACACCTCAACGCAGATGCCGCTGTCCTTACCCCCGCTGAAGGACACCACGGGGCGATGCCCCTCAGCGTACAGGACATACATCCGTTCAACGGCAGCGTCAAAGACGTTCATGTCGAGCAGCCTACGGGGCATAGGTGAACTCCGTGCCGCAGTTGGGGCAGACAACCCTCCCTGGTAGGGAGGGTTCTTCAGGCCCGCCAGGGTTGGGCGGTTGGCCCGGTTGGGCTGGTTGGTTGACCGCATCGAGAATTTCAGTCAGGCCGTCATCAGTCACCAGCTGCACCAGCGTGGCCAGCACCGCATCATCTGGAACAGCCAGGGCTGATAGCGGGTCCAGCGTCGCCAGTACCAGGTGCTCCTCCTCTTCGGTCAGGTCCACGTACTTCACCGGTATGGACGCCTCACCCCTGCGCAAGGCCAGCGATACCCGCAAGTGCCCGTCCACCACGAACCCGCTGGCCCGGTTGACGATGACCTCATTGACCCAGCCCACTCGGTCGAGCATCTTCTCAAGTGCGCCCTGTTGAGCCTTCGGGTGAATGCGCCAGTTCAAGGGGTTGGCCAGCAGCTGGTCCGGCGCCACCATGCCATGCCCTGAAATCCTATTCCGCCAGGAATGCGTCATGCGCCCACCATAGCACCGCATCTAGCCTCGGTCAAGTACCAGGCGCCAGGGCAGGCTAGGAACGGGACTGAATAATTTACAGGATTGGGGGTTGCATAATTTGCAATAGTGCGCTATTCTATGAGCGTAGGAAGGGCCGCAAAGACCACCAGAGGCCCGACCACCACCCCCGAAGTCGGGGCCGAACCCTAACAACCTAAGCTGCCGAACGCCAGGGTTAGAGCGATGGCCTGGGGCAATGTGGTAGGGTAGAACCACTATAGTATCCACGCCCCCCAGTGTTGGACGACCCGAAACGCAAAGCAGTTCAACCACCCAGGGGTACCGACCCCTCTGGTGCAGGCGCTACAGCGTGCGGCCATTGCCGCAGCCTAGTGAGCTGACTTGTCCGCCAAGGACGCCTGTCAACGCCTTGAGTTTCAGGCCGTTGAGCCTGTAGCAGCCCATGCGGCTGGACGAAGTCGGAGCATCTAGGTCCGACCAGAGCCAGCACTTCGGTGGGTTGCTACTGGCTTGAGGGCCTGACACTGTCCGGAACGTGGCGCCGCTGCCTGAAGGAGGCACCCCATGAACTTCCCGCTTGAGCTCACCCCTGCGCTGACCGGCGAAGATACCCGCCGGTTCCTTATGGCCATCCGCAACCCGAAGACGCTGGAGCTGCGGGCCAGCAAACCGGGGCCGAACGTAGGGCCTATCTGGAACCTGGACCCCGGTGAGGTGATGTACGTGTGGCGCATGGTGGCGTTTGCCATCAGCACCAACCCGAAGCACCACTGCCTGCCGATGTGCGCTGACTTTGACGTGCGCATCGCAGACTACCGTGAGCGCCTGGCCCGGACCCGTGAGCTGGACCTAATCGCTGATGCGATTGTGGATACAGTTCCGCCGTCGCTGTGGCATGGCGTTGCCCGATGGTCACGAGCCTTCGGGGGTTGAGGCCGAAACGTGGCAGGCCTGGAAACCTGCCACGTCGCTGGGTACCGCCCAGCCTGATGAGGCCATGAAAGGAGCCGCCTGTGAAGCGCATTGCCTACTGGGTCCGCTACAGCCGGATTGAGGCCGGTCGCACGGTTGGCCGTGGAAAGGTCATCGTGTGCAGCACGTCGCCCGCCCAGGCCATTGAGGACGCTGCTGATGTCCTGATGACCAAGGGCCTGGGGTTCAATACCCGCATCACCAGCGCCAAGCCGAAAGCGTGAGGCCGAAACCGGCACGCTACAGCCACTGCGGCCAGCCAGATGCCCTCCGGGGCCGAGAGCTTCCCAGTGGTCGAGGGCGTGCCGGTCGGGTGGACGACGCCACCCCTGAGGAGGCCGCAATGCTGCACTACACGTACTTCCACACGGAGCGGGAAGCCACCCAGTTCAGGGCCAAGGCCAAGCGGCTCGGCTGGACCTGCTCCACCCCCTTCTTCCATGCGGAAGGGTACTGGCAGGGCGGGTGGTCAGTTTGCACTAACTGGCCCTTCGCAGTTAGTTGAACCCTCCGGACAGCGGGCGAGAGGTCGCCCGCTAGTCGGAGTGCTCAACCGGGGCACCAATGAGGAGGTCACCATGACGAAGCTCTATGCTGACGGGCGCCCCGCTGAGCAGGGCGGCAGGCAGGTCAAGTATGACGCAGGAGGAACCCCGCACGTGATGCCCCAGGCGGTTGAGCCGCCGATGGTGGCGACGGTCAAGACAACAGGCACTGAGGCGATGTACTGCCCCTCCTGCCAGATGCGCACCACCCACTACCAGAACCCGAGCGCGCCGGGCGGTTGGCTCATCTTTGTGTGCGTGGTTTGCGGGAAGCAGGTCTACCGTGACCTTCCCCCTGAGCGCACCGTGCCTGATGCGCAGCTGCAAGATGCCCAGGCGAAGGACTTGGGGAAGCAGTACCAGCAGATGCGCTACCAGCTGTTCGAGATACGGGCGACCCTCTACCGCTTTCCCCAGTCGGAGCAGGAAACCCGCAACCTGACGGCAGCCCTGCTGCCGCTGATTGACCTAGCCCTGGAGGGCTGACATGAACAACGTGGCGAAGGAGACCCGAGGACGCCGCTGGTGGGCAATGAGGTTCGCCCCGGTAGTGCCCAGGCACCACCCCTATCAGCTGGACACCGCCCGCCTGGGCTGCGTTGAGCATGAAGCTGAGTTCACCCGCTGGGTACACCTGGTCACGCATGAGCACGGCTGGAAGCGTGTCACCGCCCACTACCACTGCACCCGAAGCTCCTACCGGCGCCTGCGCCGGGTCATGCTGAGCATCCAGTGGAGCAACCCTTACGCCTACCACCCCATCAGGAGGGCATGATGACAATCGTAACGTGGCATGTCGGCTGGTACATCCGCCCGTGGTACTTCAAGGCTGGGCGGTTCGGTGTCGTCGCCCGCTGGCGACGGCATGGAGTGACGGTCGGCCTGTAGCCGACCCCCGGCCCCCGGCTCCCCAGGCTTGCCGCCTGGGTGGCCAGGGAGCGGGAGCCGCCCGCTTTAGGAGGTGTGACATGCCCCGAACCTGGCTATGGCCGGACCACCGTATCAGCAAGAGCGAGAGTGCAGCACTGCGAGAGGAGCACAACCGGCTGGTGAACAGCCACGCCGCCCTGCTAAAGGCTCTGCGCATAGCGCAAGCGGCACTTGATGAGGACCCAGGGCTTGAGACACCTATCGGGCACACTATCAGCGCCGCCATTGCACAGGCGGACCCGCCGCCCATCTATGAGGGCAACCTGAGGGTGCGCATGATGGACGGGTCCAGCCCTGACCCCGGATACTGGGCGACGGCCAAGGTTCTAGTGGCCAGCGCCGCCCAGGCGAACGTCACCGAGCAGGATGAACAACCCTAGGCCGACTAGTCGCCCACGGCAAGAGGCTCCCCGATGCCACGGGGGGCCGTTGGCGTGTCCGACGCCACCCTGAAGGAGGGTAGACATGACCGACATGGCCACCGAGAAAGCCCTTGCGCTGCCCGGCCCGGTATCGTCCGAGCTGGCTGCAATGGGAAGCCGCAAGGAAGTCCGGGAGCTGGTGCGTCGCATCCAGACCCAGGCTCCGGGCGGGATGAAGTTGACTCCGGCTGAATGCGTCACGCTGGCGCAATACTCATTCAGCCTGGGGGCTAACCCGCTGGTGGGAGAGGCATGGCTGCTCAAGAACCAGCGCTCTGGTGAAGTGCTGGGCGTCATGCCCGGCATGGCACTGTTCCGGCGCCGGGCCGATGAGAAGGATGAGCGCACTGGTGATGTGCGCTGGCTCGAGCCTGAAGTCATCACCGACCCCGATGAGCTTGAGCGGCTGGGCATCCCTGATGATGCGTTCGTGGCCCTGCGAATGCGGCTGTACCGCCAGTCGCAGACCAAAGCGCACTCCCAGGCCGCCAAGACATTGGCTGAGGCTGGTGCGCCGTGGAACGACATCAAAGAGGCCCTGGGCCTGAAGCCCTACACTTCGGGGCTGGGCTGGGTCACCAGGACTGAAATGAGCCAGCGTGGCCGGGGCGGGCCGCAGGAAGGCCCGTACCAGATAGCTGAGCGCAGGGCCGAGAAGCACGCCTTGAAGCAGACCTACTCCCTGCCGTTCGGGTTCATACCGCTGGCTGAAGGCAGCAGCATACCGGACGGCGCCACCCTTGAGGACTACATCCATGAGGGTGAGTTTCAGGAGGTGGCTGCGCCACCGCCGCCGCCTGACACCAGAACCACGGAGCAGAAGCATGAGGCGGGCACCCAGGCCGCCGCAGCCCTGTTCGACACAGAACCCGCTCCGGCCCGCTCCGCAGCCCCTGCTGACCCTGAGCCGAGGTTGTGGGACGACGCCACGGTCAAGCGGGCCGCTGAGGCCTGGGAGAGCACGGGGGTACTTGATACCCCTGCGGCGACGAAGCATGTCATCATGCTACTCAACCTGTCGCCCTTCAAGCCTGGCGTCCCTGATACGTCCTTGGTCACCTGGGGGCGGTCCTACCGCTCCTATCGTGAGCAGGGCATGACGACCAAAGAAGCCGCCGCCCTGGCGAAGGAATAGCCGGGGCCTCAAGGGCCGCATTCACGGCAGCTCCGGCCACCCCGTTACAGGGGCTATGGGCACCGGAGGTTCGACCAATCACCGGCCCTGAAAGGAGGTCTACATGACTGATGAGCAGCTGACCCGACTGAAGCGGCTGGTCCGCCAGCCTTTCAGCGAGTGCGTCACCCTGGACGCCCATGAAAGACGAGTAGCCAACCTGTGCGCCCAGGGCTGGACCCTGCGCCAGGTAGCAAGCGAAATGGACATCAGCCCCAGCATGGCGAACTACCACATGCGCAACGCACTGCCGAAGCTGGGCGTGAAGCACAAGCGCCAGCTGAGCCAGCTGGCACTGGCCACCATCCGAGCCGAGATACTCAAGCTGTAGGCCTACGGGCCAAGGAGGAACGCAATGACCGCCTCTACCGTGAGCGAAGTGCATGACATGGTGCAAGCCTGGGAGGAGCAGACGTTTGACGTGAAGGCCGAGAGCAAAGCCCTGCAATTCAACGGCGCCCGCTCCCTGACCTTCCCCCAGGCCAACCCGCTGTTCGGGGCTGGAACCCGCCAGGCGGGGTACTTGAACGACAACGCCTTCCTACAGCTGGCCGAGCGGTTCACCGTCCCTGCCGGGTGGGCGTTCGATGATACCCGCTGCCCGGCGCCCCTGCGTGAGCTGGTATTCAACTGGAAGCTCCAGAACGTCGAAGCCAAGCAGATGCTCCTGCGCAACCGCAACGGTCAGGATGGCGACGTGACCACCCGAGCCGTCCTGTCTGACCGATACCAGCCCTACGACCACGGCGCCCTGTGGGATGCTGTCAGCGCCGCCGTTGCGACGCTGCCTGAGGAGCCGAAGGTTATCCTGCGTGGCCCGGTTGGGGACGACATGAGGGGCTATCTGCTCTTCGAGGGAATCGCGTTTGACGCCCAGGCGCCCCGCCGTGGTACTGGCGATGGCGGAGGGTCGGGTGGGCTGCACCCCGCCGTGTACTTCAGCAATAGCGAAGTAGGCAAGGGGCGGGTCCGGGTGGCAGGAGGCCTCTACCGGAGCTACTGCGAGAACGGCATGATTTACGGCTGGCGTGAAGACAGCGCCTTGGCCGTCACCCATCTGTGGTCAAACTACAATCACATCGCCCTGGCCGTGCATGAGGGCATTGCAAACGCCCTGACGCAGAGCGAGATTGCGGCGGTCCAGATGATTGCCGCAATGGACCAGCGCATTGAGCCGACTAGCCTCGGCGGCATCCTTGACCAGTGGGCTGAACGCTATGGCCTGACCGTCAAGAGCAAGGACGCCTGGAAGGCCCTGGTGACCAGCGCCCCCAGCCTGTTCGACGTGGTGAATGCCGCCACGGTCCTGGCACACAGCACAGATAGCGCCCAGGAGGTAGAGAACCTGGAGCGCATGGCTGGCGACTTGCTGGCCAACCAGTCCAATGCCCGGCCCTGACTACGTCATCTGGAGCTTTGAGCACCTTGCCTGGTGGGCACCCGCCAGGCAAGGATATGTCGATGAGCTTACCGCAGCTGGCCGCTACACCGCCAGGGAAGCCGGTGATATTGTCACCAACAGCATCTTCAATGATGAGGTTGCCGTCTACGGTATCCTCGCTGAGCGGGATGGCCCGCCGAAGTACCACCCATACCGGGGGCTGGCAGGATAGACATCATAGCCCAAACGTGCTACACTGTGAGCTGCGGCAGCTCACACCGCCTGGCTGACCGAGAGGCGGCCAACATCCGGGGGGTCCTAGCGACCCCCCGGATGCTTCTGGCGCTTGCGCAATCATTCTTCATAGGGTATTCTCATTGAGTGAGCTGCACGCACCGAATCGTCACCCCTGAAGCCCCGGCCACTAGGCGTCCGGGGCTTTTGCGTTCCCCGACAACCCCAGGGTCCAACAGGAGCGGGATAGTGGGGAGCGCCATAGGCCACCATAGGGGCACGTCCCTCCAAATGCCCCAGGCCGCAAAGTCCAGACGTGCCCGGAAGCCTCACCCTGAACCTGGGGTGCCGGGTGACCGTCCTGCCAGTGGAGTAACTCCCTAGCGTAAGGGCAGACCTGGAGCGCCCAGGCCACCCGTGCCTGGTGGGGAGTTATCGGGATGTGGGCTGCCCACTGCAATGACCGGCAGCACCTGACCCATCCGCAATGCTGAGGGTGGGATAGGCATTGCACCTGACCAAGAGGAGGCTCAAGATGGCAGCAAAGAATACCGCACCAAAGAAGGCTCGTAGGTTCAAGATTGTAGACCTGGAATGCCAGTGGGCCGAGCTGACAGGCGAGAAGGATGAAACCTGCTACAGCTTCCCCTGCTACCGCATGGAGCTTCCAAGCGGCAAGGACTGGCTCATCTGTGCGGGGCATGCCGCCATGTTCGAGTTCCTGCAACGGGCGGTCAAGGAGAGGCCAGCGCAATGAGCACCCTGGACACCTACTTCGGGCCCAGGCCCGACACCGGCCAAGGCCAGCGCAGCAGCGGGGATGAACTTCTGGCTAGGTCATTGCAGGTCCGCACCGGCTGGCGCTGCGAGGACGCTATCAAGTCCAGCCTGACCGCCTTCTTCGACGCCTGGCCTGACTTGCTACCCCGTGGCTCCAAGCTGATGCCCATGCACTACGCCGCCTGTCGGGTAGTGCTGGACGAAGTAGGCGGCGATGAGGTTGAGGCGGCAGCTTTCATAACCTGGGCCGCTGACCATATCCACAAGCACGCCCCCCACTTGAGCATCAAGACAGGCCGCTCCCTGCTGTTCCTGCTTTCAGAGTGGCGCACCCTGCAACAGGCGCCAGGGTGGCAGCGTCAACCGTGCGCCCTGTGCTACACCTTCCACACGCCAGGAGAGTGCCCCGATGACTAACGTTCAGCGCAGCGATGGGAAAGTGGTCGGCCACGTGGTAGATGGTGTGTTCACCAAGAAGCTAGCCGAGAGGACACACCTGCTGCACCAGCCCCCCGGCTGGGCCTTTGACATCAGCTCGCTGCACAACGCCCGCCGCAAAGGGGCCGAGGACGTGGTGATTGAGGCCATTGACACCGGGCGGGTGTACAGCTCAACCATCACCGCTATCCTGCGCTACGGGGTGCCCTTCAATCGGGGGCATGGTGACCAGGTGGTACTAGCCCTTTCACGCTGGACCACGCTGGACCCGAACCAGCCGATGCTGTTCCCACCCATAGTACCAGGCAGGGCCAGCGTCAAAGCTCCGAGCGGCTTCAATACCTGCCTGTGCCGCCACCCCTCTGAGCGCCACCGTGAGGGCGGCGCCTGTCTTGAGCTGGCCTGCACCTGCCAGCAGTTTGAGCCGTGGGAGACGCCATGAGTGATACGTCACCCCTGGCCAAGCTCAACCGGGCTGAGCAGCTGCTGGCTGAGGCGTCGACCATCACCGACATCCTTGAGCTGCGGTCAGTTGGCAAGGCCGCTGAGGCGGCAGCTGTCGCCCTGGGGTTCTCTGAGGCCGCCCAGCACGCCAAGGTGTTCCAGTTGAAGGCTGAGCGCAAGGCTGGCCAGTACCTAGCCGACCACGTCCACCCAGGCAGGCCAGGAGAATCCTCCCGCAATGGGAGGGTTTTCCTGGGCGACCTTGAAATTGACCACCATCAGTCGTCCAGATGGCAGACCTTTGCCCGCCTCAGTGACGAGAAGTTCCTGGGGTTCATTGACGACCACCTGGCTAGAGGCTGGGAGGTAACGGCTGGGGGCATGGCCGCCTACGCCAAGAACGGCGCCCAGCAGAAGGTCGCCAGGCCCCGCCGAGCTGGCCTGCTGCTGTGGGTCCCGCTAGGAACCTGCGCCCTGTACGGTTACATGATTGAATGCTCAGGCGGCCTGGAAGGGCACCACCTCATCAGCAAGGACATGGCCAGGGGAAACGACGAGCTGCGCAACCTGCTCCGCACCTGCCCGCCAGAGCTGATGTCGCAGGTCTGCACCGCCCACAACGTAGGCAAGCTGGCGGATAGTCATAACGCCCGCCGCATCCTGCTCCTGCAGAAGGTTTACGAGTACGGGCTGGTCCACGTGTGGCAGTACATCAACAGCCTGCCGTGGAAGGTGCGCATGCCTGAGGACCGCTTTGAAGCCATGCTTGAACCGAAGGAGGTCAAGACATGAACCCGAAGACCCCGAAGACGCTGAGGGCGCTGGCGGACAGGTATCCTGACGGCCCCAGCCATGCGACATTCGACGCCCACGCCGACGCATGGGAGGCGGACATCATAGCGTGGTGCGATACAACGGTTGAGCGAGACGCCCTCCGCCAGCGGCTGGAGGCAACGGAGGCACTGGTGCTCCAGTACGACGGGCAGGCGGAGAAGCATCTTGCCGAGATTGCCGCCCTCGCCGCAGGGGAGAGTGAGCAGTGAGCGACCTGACACCGTGCGAGGGGCTGTCGTGTCATGGATGGGTGTGTCGCTTTCATGGGCTAGACCAAGATGTGCAGGACGAGCTAACCGCCCTCCGCCAGCGGCTGGCGGCGGCGGAGCAGAGGACGGACCGGATTGTGTGCGCCTTCAACGACTGCATCGCCCTGCGGAACTGGGACAGGGGCTTCGAGGACTACGCTGATGTGGCGGAGTTGAAGGCCGCCCTCGCAGGGGACAACACCGCCAAGCAGATGAAAGACCTGGAGTTCGTCGCCGCCCTCGCCGCAGGGGAGACAGACATGAGCGAGGAGGAGCGCCACCCTGATGCACTTTGACCATATCTACGTTCACAGCCTGCCCCGCACGGGCGGGAATGCCATCGCTAGGTTCTTGCGGGATGCGTTCACTGACCTGGACGTGCCGTGCCAGGTCCATCACGCCCACTTCATGACGAACCAGCACCGCCACAACAGCGTGCCTGAGGCTCTACTTGAACCCCTGCGCAGCTGCAACCCTGACCGGGTGGGCATCATCACGTCAAGCCGTGACCCGGTAGCCCGGAACGTGTCTGAGTTCTGGAGGTTTGCCGCCTGGCGCATCAAGGCCCCGGTCTACGAAAACCCCCAGGCGGCTACCGATGCCTTCTATGCCTACACTGACCACTGGGCACAGCACAGCTGGCACGGCACTGAGCTGGCTCACTTCTGGGGCCTTGACCCGTTCGACAGCGTCAAGTACATGCTCCCGCCCGGCCTAATCTACGGCAGGCTGGCCATGACCCGGCTCGAGAACATCAGGCAGCTGCCGCTGGTTGTCAGTGAGTGGCTGGGCCTTGATGTCACCGCCTACCCAGTGCCGCATGATGAAGCCCGTCAGTCACGCTGGAAGGAGCATATACGCCCACCGCTACCGCTCAAGCTGACCGAGGCCTATCTAGACGCCATGTACCGCCCCGTTGGCGAGGGCTTCCTCTTCCCCCGCTGGTGGTACGCCCCTGTTGAGCTTGAAGCCTTCAGGGGTCACTGGACAGCCATGATAGACTGGCAAGGGGGCGGCGCATGAGGCAGAAGCGTGAAGCGAAGCCCGGCAGCAGGCTTCCCGGTTACTCTTGGGCGGAAGGGCGAGCGACGAGAGTCGTGCATTGGCATAATGTTATCGCTCTGCCAGCTGGCAGGGTCTATGAGTGCGCCTTAGAGAGGCACCTTGACCGTCAAGAACTGCCTGAAATGGTGGCTGCGTTCATTGACCACAAGCACCTGCTGAGTACCTAGCCGTGAGCAGCGGCTGATGCCTACCATCACCTATGACGGCGAGCAAGGCATCTGCCAGCCGCCCCGCTACGAGCTGCACAAGTACCACGTTTACGTGATACGCTTGGAGAACGGATTGCGCAGCGCGGTCTACGTCTCAACCGAGTTTCATGACGACGCCGGGCAGGAGAGGATTGTTCAGATGCTGGCCGACAATCTCAGGTCAGATATGGCGTCTGGACAGCCGTGCTAGACTAGACCCTGGAGGACACCATGAGACTGACTAGCCTGATGATTGTCGTCGCCGCTATGGTGGGCTTCGCTTACGGCTGCAACGCAGCCACGCCCACGCCCGGCCCGGACTACGAGGCCACCATCGCCGTCCTTGAAGCGGACAAAGCAGCCTGCGGCGAAGGCTGGTATCAGACGATGGGAGCGCTCAACGAATGCTTGCAGCGCCCCACGCAGACCCCGCATGTCATCGTTGTGACGCCTGTCCCGCCGACGCTGGTGCCAGTGACGCCGACGCCACCCTACCCTGCAAACCTAGTCGCCTGCGATGAGGCACCGCTCGGCACCACGCTCTACGTCACGACCCGCACGACCGTCCGCTACTGGCACGCCGAGATATCGAACAACCTCGGGCAAGCCGAAGCAGGTGAAGCGGGCAAGCTCATCGACAAGTCCAAGGACGCTGACGCCCTGTGGTGGTGGCGGGCTGAGGACCTTCGGACGAATGACCACCCCTACGGTACGACCGGGTGGGTCAAGGCAATCTACTCCGGGTGCGTGCCGCCCAAATAGCGGCGGCAGCCCTGGCGCTCCTGCTCCTACAGGAGCCGCCGCCGCCCACCCCCGCTGAAGACGTACTAGGCCCCGCCCTAGCTGACCAGTGGCGTATCAAGAACGCCTGGCCATGCGGGGGCGGGGCTGACCACTGCCTAGCGTCAGAGACTGATGCTATGGTGCTGACCCGAATCGCCCTGGCTGAAAGCCCATCCTCCATCAACGACCAGATATACGTGATGTGGCTCATACGGCTGCGGGCTGAGCTAGGCTACAAGGAAGCCGGGCACTTCTCCGGCTACCGTGAGCTGTCCGGCAGGTGGGGGCCACCCACCGACATCAAGACTGAGGCCCTGTGCAGCGGCGGCTGCCAATTCCAGCCCGCCCAGGCCATTGATGACGTCTACTTTCCCTGTCGCCTGTCACCTACCTCGAATCTCCGCCTCATGCTATGCCCCACGGACGACCAGCTCCCCTTGTTCGCCTTTGCTCACCGGGCCGCCCTGCAAGTCCTGAGGCAGCCGATGAGCGACTACCCTGAAGCCTTGCGTGGCTATGATGGTTTCCGGTCACCCAGCGTCACCGGCCCCGGCCAATTCAACCGCCCTGGCGGCTTGAGGTCAGTCCAGTTCTGGCCAGGCGCCAACATCTGGCGTGATGAAAGCCCGGACGACAACGTCTACTGGGACCGCCAGGCGGCTCCCTTCCCGCCCTAGATACCATCCACCCCCCTTGCACCCGTTGTGCAATCCTGCTACAGTAGGCCTATTCCTGGCGGAACAAGCCGGAGCGGGGCGCCACGTCCGCACAGGTGTGGTATTGCCCGCAGACATGAAGCGCCCGTCTCAGGGCCGCTCAGGGGGTTGGACATGCGCACAATCGAGGAGCTTGTCAGCATCATCACAGCTTACCGGGAAGCGGGCTACCGCTACGCCGACATCGCCGGCCTGTTCCCAGGCACCAGCCCCGCTGTCATCTGGAAGATTGAGCACAAGGGCTACGTGCCGAAGTCTAACAGCGTGCGCCGTGCCCTGGGCATGACTGAACTCATCACCTATGAGGTGGAGCGCAATGGCGAAGGCAGGTTCACGAAGCGAGGTCCGGCGAGGACATGACCGGGGCATTGCTGCCGAGTACCGAGCAGTGGCGCAGCTGGTCAAGCATGGGTACATCGTTATCAAGTCGGCTGGGTCCCTGGGGCCGTTCGATATGGTGGCGTTCCGCCCGGACGGGGTGAGGTTCATTCAGGTCAAGGCCGTCAGGGACGCCCTGCCGCACAGCGAGCTAGACGCCCTGGCCACCCTGGCCAAGATGGTCCCAGCCAGCTGCACCGTCGAGCTCTGGCGCACCAGCTTCCGCAAGCGGTCGTTTCAAGTGACCGTCTTCTGAATCGCATGAGCCTGGGGGAGAGTGGCCCAGGCTCATGCTCGAAGGAGGAGTGCGGGCCGAGGCAACCCGCAGGAGGATGTCAGGGTTTGGGTTTCAGGTACTTGCCCCAGATGTCGTTGACGAAGTTGGCGCCACGCCCCAGGACGATGCCGGTCAGCACCACACCCAGCCAGGGCACACCGGGCGACGTGTACCCGAACACGGATGCAATCAGGTCGAAGCCGTAGGCCCAGGCAAAGCCCACGCCGACCAGCGCCGACACGTACATCAGCAGCCACTTGAACGGGGTCAGCTTCAGAACCTTGTCGAACAACGTGCCCAGGAAATACTCCACCGTGCCTTCCGTTGCCATGAAGCCGAAGAACAAAGCGCCTAGCAGGGTAAAGCCGTCCATCGTTGCCTCCTGTCAGTCGAGCGTGTGATTTACTAGCAGCGCCAGTATAACGGCATTGACCGCCAGCAGTAGCGGTAGGCCGACCTTCTCGATAATCCACTTGAACGTCACGTGCTGCCCGTCAGTGGCGACCCGCTCCGGCACAGCAGCCGCCGCTTCACGCTCACGGCACGCCCGCACCAGCTCCTCAAGCATGCTGTGATTGGCAGCTGAGGTTACCTGCACCGTCCGGACATCCTTGGTGAGCTGCACCGCCGATGCCTCAATGGCCTTCAGTCGTTCGTCCGTGGCGCCCCTCCAGCGTTCCCAGCCGTTCGGCGGGTCGAGTGGCATAGCTAGGCTCCTACACGTAGATGATATCCCGGTCCATAAACCGGCTCGCCTGATACCCGTCCACCACGCCCCGCCCCTTGCTGGTCCACTGCCAGCCCGCCAACAGCTCAACCGACCACGGGAAGGGTATCACAGGCTTGGCCGGGCCGATGGCGCTGGGCACGAGGACGTCCTTGGAGTAGCGGGGCGGCAGCCCAGGGATTTGTCGAGGGTCATAGGGGTACGACGCTGGCAGCACTCGCCACCGCCGCTCACCCCGGTTGACGAAGGGCTTGAGCTTTGGCGAGTTCCAGTACCATGCCGCCGTGTAGAATAGCAGAGGCACGGTAGGCAGCAGGTCGGCCACCGTGCCCATCCACTCAAGAGCCTGGTCAACCAGCGTCCGGCCTGACAGCTTGCTGTCATACAGGCCCAGCTCAAAGTCACCCACTACGAAGTGCGGCTTGCAATTCAGGGCAGCCACGAAGTGCTTGGCCTCGAGCCGGGGGTTTCTATTCCAGGGCCACAGCACGCCGTAGGCTCCGAACTTCATGCCGTGCTGGAAGCAGGCGTCACGGGTACGGGCATACTCAGAGTCGGGTGGCGCCACCCCGATGGTGCAGCGGGCCACGATGCCAGTGAAGCCCCTGGCCTTGATTTTCGGGACGTTCAGCTTGCCGTTGTGTCGGCTGGTGTCAACCCAGGACTCCACCATCTTTGTCTCTCCTCAGGAAAGCTGAGTGACGTGAACTCCACCCGCTCGTACACGTCCAGACCACCACCTACGCCAGCATTGTAGATGCGCTTGCCCACCCGGTCAAATGCCCGCCTGGCCATCTGGTGAACCTCAATGAGCGTGGCGTCACGGTCCTCCAGGGGGTTGTCCTCCCAGGTCCAGTAGTCCGGGTGGAAGTGGTTGGGGTCGGCCACGCTGTTCCGGTAGATGGGCTTGATGCCCAGGTCGCACCCGATGACATACACCGGGTCGTAGCCCATAGCGAAGGCGAACTGAAGGGTAACATTCATCGTGCCGCCGTACTTGCACCACACCGGCAGGTGCCAGTCACGGGGCCTCTCATCAGTCTTCACGTACATACCAGCGTGGCCACAGGATACCGGGGTCCAGGTGACGTTGGCGAATTGCATGCCCCGCCACTCCTCGCTCACTGACTTGGCCTGCTCAAAGATATGCTGGTGGCCCAGGCGCAGGATGCAATGCTCAACCCCAGGCGCTACGTGCTGCGGCAGCACGAAGTCCTTGAAGGGGTTGCCGTACACGAACTTGGGATACTCCAAGCGCCCGTCCAGGTACATCGGGGCGTCCTCATTGGGGTTGCGTGCAGGCGGCCCGTGCGGCTTGTCCACGCCCAGCCACTCGATGAAGACATAGTAGGTGGGCCGCCACACTGTTCCACGGATGCCGTAGTCCGGCGCCGGGCCGTACAGCAGGTCAATCCGGTTCATGGCGAACGTGACCTCGCCCACCAGCTTGTCGAGGCACATATCCTTCAGCGATGGCCCATTGCCCACCACGAAAGCCCGTGTCATGAACCCTCCGCCGCCATCCAGGCCGACCACTCAGGGTCATATATTCCGACCGCTGGGCCTACCTTGCCCCGCTCAGTCGCCGCCCCCGCACTCTTGGCCCGCCCGCTATCCCTGTCGCTCCTGGCCCCGCTGTCGGCCCTGGTGGACGCTAGATAAGCCGAGTAGTCCCTCACGTCATCTGACGTTGGCTCCGTTCCCTCGAACCAGTAGCAGCGCAGGCGCCTGGGTATCATGCTACCTCAACAGCTGGGTCAGTCGCCACAACATCATACTCATCAGGCAATAGGTCAATGGCGAAGACGAATGGGGAAGGCCCGCCGTAGCTGTTGCGCATCTGGTCAACCACCCAGTCCATCAGGTCATCCCTGGCGATGGGTAGGCCCGG